AGAGCTGGTTGTGCGGCGGCGAAGGGGAACGGGGTCAGACATGGTGCAACTTCCCCATGAAGTCGATCACGCCATCCCGCACGACGCGGGCCATCATCGGCTGGAGAAGTTCGCCATCAACAAAGCGGAACGCGCCGAAGCCGCTTACCCAATTCCTCGGGCTGTCCTCCATGTAGTCGCGGAAGGACTCGGCAAAGATGTCCGCCATGGTGCCGCAATCGACGCCCCAGCGCGTGCCGTTGTAGTCCGTGATGGGTTGGACCTTCTGCGAGTGCAGATGCCCCGTGACCATCGTTTTCCCGGCCCACAGCGTATTGTTCTGGGGGGCGTGCATTCCGCCCTTGAACCGATGCTTGACCACCACCTCGTCATTGATCCAGATGGACCAGCACGGCAGCCATTCCGGGAAGTGGTCTTTCAGGTGCACGCCATGGACCTTGGCGTATTCCGGGGCCGCTTGGGCCAGCCTGGATTCAAACCGGGCATCGTGATTGCCCAGCGTCCACACAAGGTCCGCGTTTTTCGCAGCGTTCTTGATCTCGTCAAGCCGCTCGGTGCAGGCTTCGATTTCCTGCTGCACGGATGGCCGCGATTCCCACTGGATCGGGGAGTGACGCGAGACGGATGCACCGTCGAAAATGTCACCATTAAGGATAACCAGCTTGGGCCGGAGTTCCTTGCACGCCTGCACGAAGCCGCGATGGGCGGTTGAGATGACATTAGGCCAATAATGGGCGTCTGATCCGACCAGAACCCACCCGTCGTCAACGTGGAACGTCAACCGTTCGGGGTGCTTGACCGAATAGTCCTGCACCGCGCTTTTGGGCGTGATCTTGATGTTGAGCCGCGCTTCAAGGCTGCGGCGGCGATAGTGGAGGTTGCGAAGGTCAAGGCCGAATTTATTGGCGGTGCCTTGCATCCCCAATTGGGTGATGGATTCGACGATAACTTCGTCGGAAACCGATGAACGAGCCATCAGCCACCCATGAATTGCTTGAAGCGATCATAAGCCCAGCCAAGGGCCGCGACCACCACCAGCATAAAGCCGCCGATCTTCAGCGCAGCCCAGAGAGCCCCGCGACTGAATGTCGCCGCACTGACAACGGTGTCGAGTTTGCCGTCCATCTCGGACAGCATCCGCTCGATGGTCTCAACCTTGGTTTCGACCTTGGCGAGGCGGTCGCGTTCATCCGGTGTCACGGTCACGCCCCCCGCCCGCTTTGGTAGATCGGGGCCGTCTGCAACGCCTCACCCCGGAGCACGATGCAGCCGAAGGCAATCCGTCCCTTCTGCGGGTCGTCATGCTGCTGGAATGTCGCCACCGCCGTTTCCCCGGCAGGGTTTGTCCAGAAGGACAGTTCCATTTGCCCCACCACCTGACCCGTCTGGGGGTGGATCACGTCCACCAGGGAATAACCCGGTGTGGTTGCCTGCGCGTCCTTCATCCATTCGAGGAAGTGCGACCGAGGGCCACAGGAACCGGGGCCGGGGATGCTTGCCGCGAGGGACAGGCTTGGGAAAACCAGCAGGACCAATCCTGCGATGAATCCTGCTACGCTTTTCATAGCCGCCTGTTCCTTTGCAAGAAGGGTGGGTAGTTAGCCCCGGCCACTGTGTCAGCAGTGGCCGGGGCGCTCGTTATTCCTCTGTCGGCAAAACGTAGACCTCGTGACTGGCGACAAGGCCAGCCAAGGTTGATTCAACGGATGACCGCTCCTGAGTTGACAGCAGGAGCCGGGCATCGCCTTCAAGGTCTGGCGATTCGACATTGACTGCCGTGCGGTGCCGCTGGCCGTCCGGGTGGCGCGTGACGATATGCGCGACGGGATGCAGTTTGCCTCCGACAAGGCTGTGCTGAACGAAGAGAAGCATGGTTATGCCGTCCTGTATTGGCCGCCGATCTGGATGACGAGTGCGTTGCCTGCAATGTCGCCAACGATGACGCTTTGAGCGCCCGCGCCCGACTGAACGAAGTTAAGCGAGACCGTCGTTGCCCCCTGCGGCACAATTGCGGTTACTTGCTTGTCGCCAGCCGCGAACGTCAGGTTTTCAACGCCGCCGATGCTGAGGCCGCCGTTGCTGGTCGCCTCGCTAACAGCCGTGAAAGGCAGGCTTCCGAGAGAAAGGTTCCCAGCAGCTAGAGACCCAGCCCCGCTTTGCACAATGACAAGGCCGAAGTAGACAAGGTTGCCGATGCGGGTATACCGACCCAGTTGCGTTGTGTAGGCAGCGGTCCCGCCCCCAGAACTGACCAGAATTGGCGTGAATGTGCCCTCGTCATAGGTGGCCAGCGCATCGCCGCTCGTGCCGACCTGCAACGCGGAGAAATGCCCCGTTCCCCAGCGCACCGAAGGCGAGCCCATGTTGCGCGTGCCGTCAGCGTCCGGCATGAACGGGCTTTCACCCAGCACGCCGGTTCCGTGGAACGGCTTGGCCGTGTTCCCGTTGGTGTCGAACTTGGTGACTGAAATCCAGTCCGAGCCGTCCGACTGCTTGTTGATCGGCAGTGTGCCGGTCGCGGTGTCTAGCCAGACCATCCCCGCCGCCGCGCCGCCCGGTGCGCTTGTGCCGCTGTTGCTGGTTTTCAGCGCGTCGAAGGCACCATTCATGGTCCCGCGAAAAGCCGGGAATGTCAGATTGCCGACGCTTAATGTTCCTTGGCTCATGCGGCCACTCCGTACCCTTGCGAGATGTAGTTGAAATTTCGAGCCACGCGCGCCGCCGCAGCGGTTCGCACGTTGATCGTGAATCCGGTTGCCGTTTCTGCCGTGATCGTGGCGTATTCGCCAGTTGCCACGTCCAGCACCGTCACGCCGACCTTTGGCACGGCCTTGAACGCCGGCGAGTAGGAAACAACAGTGTCGCCAACAGCACTTGTGATCCCGGTTCCCGATGCCACGCGATCCGGCATGTCAATCGTAACGGAGAGGGCCGTTACGGCGGGCGTTGATGTCGTGGAATCGCTAGTCATCTGCACGCGGAACTGAAACGCGCGGGCGGTGTAGTCTCCAACGACAAACGGTCGCCAGTCGCCCCACACAGGCGTGCCGGACGGATCGTCGTTAGTCGTACGGATTTCAAGATAGGCGTTGACGTTCGACGGGTTCTCGCCATCGAACAGCCCGACCGCGTCGTCAAACAATCCCGCCGCGTCATCGAAGAAATTGACGTAGCCGAGTGCCTCAACCGTGATCGCCGCCGTGACTCGCGACGTGTAAACCGCCCCGAGGTCCGGCGTTGTGGCGAATGTGTAGGTGCCAGAAGTCACAACCGTGCCGGAGCCGCCGTCGAATAATCCGGTGGCGTCATCAAAACTGCCCGCTCCGTCGTCGAACAAAGCAGAAGTTTCAAGGACCAAACGGCTATCAATAGAAACAACGTTGGACTTCGTGCCCGTGAACCCTGGGTTTTCCGTAATCGTCTGCACGACGTTGAGGCCAAGAAGGCTTGCCACGGTGCTGACCGTCGCTGTCGCCGTGACCGATTCGTTGCCCTTGAGGTCAACCGCCTTAATCAGATACGTGCCGATCAGGGCCGGAACATCTACGCTGGTTGCGGGCCGGGCCACCCGCGTCACAAGATCAATTGCGCTTGCCCACGCCGCAGCCGACACGGCAGGCGACCAGCGGATGCGGTAGTACGAAAGGTCGATATCCGCCACGGCGTCCCACGTCAGATGCGCGGTCGCCGCAACGATGTTGACGGTAAAGTTATCAACATCGGCGGGCGGCGTTGTCTGCCCGACCGGCGTATAGGTGCTGGTCGTCCATTCGGAATTTACGCCGAGCACGCTTAGAGCGCGGGCGCGAACCTGATATGTGTCGCCGTCCACAAGGGGCGACAATTCGTAAACGGTGCCCGGCCCTGACCCGGCAGAACGCCAGTCCGAATCAGACGGACCCATGAACTGGACTTCGTATCGATCCGCAAAACCCCCGGGCGATGGGGTGAGCGTGGCAATAACCACAGTGACAACCGTTCCCGTCGCCGTCGCCCGCAGTTCTTCCGCGAAGGCAATCCCCGGCACAGGCAAGACCGTGTTCGGGTCCGGCAGGTTGGTGTCCGGCGCAGGATCGACGGTTGTTTCTTCCTGCGACCAGTCCCACATGGCGTCCGCTTCCTCGGACAGCGACAGGTCCACGCCGCCGTCTTCGGAAATCCGAAGGCCCGTAATGCGAAACTTTTTAGCCGACCACCCGAACCGGGAATTGGTGATGTTGACCGTATCCCAGACCTTGAGCCGCAATGCCGAAAGGTTGCAGGGGTAGTTAACGGAAATCTGCTGCCGGTTGCGTTCCAGTTCGATCTTGGCCAGCCGTTGCGTGCGTGCGCTCGTGACCGTGAACGGAAGATCCAGATTCTTCCAAATCCGCGTGCCACCGTCATTCGTCTGGTAGGTGCTGTTGAGAACCGCTGGGCAGGTTGTTGCCTGCCATGCCTTGTCCGGGTCCGTGTAGACGCCTTTCACGGCGTTGAACAGGGACGCCCGCGAGCGGCGGGGGTTTACCGTCACCGGCCCGCGCAGGTCGTCTTCCGTCAACGTGATCGTGGCCGCCTGCGCCGCGCCTGCGTAAATGCGCCACACGCCACCGGAATAGGTGAGCACCCCGGCCATGCTGGAAAGCAAAGCCTGAATTGCATCAACTGGCGCGGTCGCGTCGTCAATCGTCGCGTGGCAGGTATAGCGCAGTTCCGACTTGAGGGTGACTGTCAGCGTGCCTGACCCGGCGTCGGAGAACGTGACCGGCGTTCCCGCTAGGGCATTTGCCAGCGAGGATGCAACCTTGCCGCTCTTATCCCCGGCAGGAATCCAGTAATAGTTCGTCGCGGCAGACAGCCCGGTCGGCAGGGCCGCGCTGCTCGATACATGCATAATGCAGCCGCGCTCAAGCCCAGCCAGTCCGTTAGCCAGCGTTAGTTTGTCGTTGTCCGCATCCGCCGTGAACGTGTCGCTTACTTCAACAAGGGCCACCTGTTCATCGCAGACATTGGCCGCAGCCTGGACCGCCGTGTCGTCAATGTCAGCCGATGCCACGCCGATCCGGTTGACCAGAAAGTCACGCACCGCAAGGGCCGGATTCGCGCTGTAGGTCGTGGCCGCCGTGCGGGGATCGTACAGCTTCTTGCCGCGCATCCGCACGCGCAAGCCTTCAATGCGGAAATCGGCAAAGGCGCTTTGCAGATAGGCAAGGCGGGTATGGGTGTAGGCAATGCCCGCGAGGCGATGCTGCGCCGTCCACAGGCCGTTTGATTCGGCAACCAGCGTGGCATCCGCTGTCTGGGCGTCCGTGCCCATGTAAGAGAAGATTTTAGCCAGCGTGCCGCCGAACGGGTTTAGATACGCCCCCTGAACGTCATTCCCGCTGAGGGTAAGCAACTGATCGCCAAACCAGTATTCGTCAAACGCCTCAATTTCGTGCGAGGCAAACGCGGCTACAAGCGACAGGAACTGGTTGGCCGACCCGAAGGACTCGGCATACATGAGCGTGCCGCCAACCAACTGCTCGCCATAAACCGTGCGGCGGGGCGCATTGGCCTGCCTGATGGAGTCCTGCCGCCCTGCCGCAAGAGATGACGCAGACAGGTTGCCCAGCTTGGGCTTGGGGGCCAGCACGGTTGAAACTAGAAGACTGCCTGCCGCAAAAGCAATCTGCCCAACGGTGATGCTGAATATAACCTTGGTGGCGAGAATGGCAGCAACTTCAGCCATGCCCGACACCCCACGCTCTGGTCACAAGTCTAAAAGGAAGAAACGCCAAACCAACGGTCGTTGATGACGCCACCTTGTCCCCAAGGCAAACGCCAATCACCTCATCGCCATCGCCAAGATCGATAAGGCAAACATCGCCTCGTTGCGCAAGGGATGGTTTGATTTCAGGCGCACCACACTGAAGGGCGATTGCCTCTGCCAACTTTCCAATCCCGCCATAGCTTATGGATAGTCTGGCTGACCCAGCCTTTGTATTGTACTTGCCGCGAAACTCCCGCGCAGGGTCCGTGCCCGTCATGGCGTTGACCACGTTGCAGGCAAATAGTGCGCAGTCGTGCTCGCCCCATGAAAAAGGCCGATCTGACGCGGCCTGTATCTCTGCCAGTAGGTGCTTTGCCCAATCCGGTTTGCGCTGCATCAAATGCCGAAGTTGCTGTCCTGCTGCGCGGGACCAGCCGGAGAGAACACGTTGTTGCCAAATTCGTCTGTGGTTTCGACACTACCGGGCGGCGGCGCTGTTGGCGTCGATCCACCGGGGCCCGTCGCGGGCGCAGGGCTGGAACGCACGCGCCCCCAGACAATCTCTTTTGTCTGCAATTTTTCGACAAACTGGCAACCCAAGTCGCCGGTTGAGTAGCGTTGCTGGTCCGCGTCCGTGTAGTAACGAACCTCGCTCGGCCGCTCCAGGTCGATCAGCCGATTTTCCGCAGTTACGAGTATCTCGCAGGCCGTACCCGAATCGACAACCTGCATCACGTCAAGGCTGCCGGAGAACACCTGTACAGGATCGTCAATCAGGACGTTGGAGGCATTAAAGAACGCCATCCGCACCCGGCACGCCCGGCCCTGGTATTGCGTGCCCAGCGCAACCGAAATCAGCGCGGACGGGATGCCAGAGAGGGATAGCTGAATGCCATTGGACCTAACGTCTGATGTTTCCTCAATCTGACTGATCCGGCCAAGCGATCCCGTGCCGAGATACGTCCGGCCATCCCAAACCAGACTGCCAAGCCCGGACCACACATAAAGCGGGTCCGTGTCGAAAACCAATTCCGCCAGCATCGCCATACGGAGGCGCGACTTCGCAACCTCCGTCGCAACGCCCGCCGTGATATCGCGCGTCACAGGGCTTCAACCGCTGAGAATTGCAGGGTGATGTTCGACGTTCGATCCCCGGTCCAGACTACGGAATCTTCTACCAGCCGCATGACGCATTTGGGGTTTGTGACCGTCACGCCAGCATTGTTCGCCGGAGATTCGCGCAAGGCAGGCTCAATCGTCAGAGATACCTCGCCCGATCCGTTGGCCGTGGCGTCTTCCACCACAAGATAGAAGTAGTTGCCCACCTGGATATAGGTGCCCCGGAGAATGGTGCCCAATGCCGAGATGCCATCAACCGCCAGCGCATTCCCTGTCTGCGATCCGCCGTTAACCTGGATCGTCCCGGTGGCGGTGCCCAGAAGCGTCTTTTGATCGGGGTCAAACCCATAGAACGTGCCGTAGCGGCCTCGCAGGGAAATGAGAAACGCGCGCCACTGTGCCGCCACGGACGGACGCATGGGCGGCAGGACATAGCTGCCCACCCACCGCGCCCCCGCACGTTCAAGCACCTGCTCGACGCGGTTTAGGGGCGACGTGAATACGGTGGTGTTGGCCTCGATGCCGAAGGTGGAAGACACAAAGCCGGGCGTCGTGGGCATTGTGACGGGGTAGGATATGGCCATTAGCGGCCACCCAGGAAGGCGGGCTCGCGGGCGTTGCGGGAGCGCACGGTGTTGACCGCCATGGCGACGGCTTCGCGCTTGTTGCGGTCTAGCATCGCTTGCAAACGGGGCAGCACGGACGGGTCAGCGCCACGGGCGTCGATGTTGTAGGTGACGGAAGCACCACCACCCATGCGAGACATGGGCACAATCGTACCTGATCCTCCGGGGTTGAAGACCTCGGGGCCGCGCTCGCCAACCAGCGTGGGGCCGGAGATCGTGCCTCCGCCTGCCTTGCCGAAGAGGTTAAGGCCCTTCAGCAAGTCATGCCCAAAAGTGGCCAGCGGTTCCGTGACCGTCTTCCGCACCATAATGCGAATCAGGTCCTGTGCCAGCCCTTGCAGGACTTCCGACAGTTTCTTCCCCGCCACCACCGCATCTTCAAACGCAGACGTGAAGGTCAAGCCCAACTCGCGCGCGGCATCGGACGCCGCGCGGGCGTTTTCCTCTGCCACTTTGGCATTTGCTTCGGCTAGGTTCTGCACACCTTCGGCCACAGCGTTCATTTCCGCCGTCATGCGGTCGCGGTAAGCCTTTTCTGCATCCGCGATGGCAATGCCAGACGCGATAACCGCATCCGTATACGCCTGACGGTTGGCTAGCATCGCCTCCGTTTTGCGTTCGTCAATTTCCATAAGGCGCTCGGATAGGGCGGCCTCGCGCTTTTCGAAGTCCTTGCGGTCCTTTTCAATCTCAGCCTGGGTGCGCGGAATGGTTCCACCGCCACCCCCACCCGTCGCTGCTGCGGGCACAACGGTGGCTGGCGTGGCCGCCGCATTGATCTGTGCCCGAATAGCGGCTGCCTGTTCTTCCATCTTGCGAATGGCGGCTGCGTTTTTCGGGAGCGGGTTTTCACCAACAGCCCCCTTCATCTGGCCAATCTGCTCAATCAGGCGGCGTTCTTCCCTAAGCAATTCAATATGGCTCTTTTGATCCTTGATCTGTTTGTCAAAGGCCGAGTTTTCGTTGATCTTTTTGAGCGCATTCACCCAAGCGTCGGCAAATTCCTTAATCGGCCCCGCAGCCATAGCGACGAGTTGCTTGGTAAGCGCCTCGAATGACTTGACCATCTTGGCGACGCTATCGGATGCAGCGTCCGCCTTGCCGGTCAGGGAGTCGCTGATGACCGCGCCAGTCGCGTGCGCCTCAGTGCGATAAATTTGCAGACCGGCTGCGCCCTGAGACAGTATCGGGAGAAGTCGCTGGCCAGATTTCCCGAACACATCAACGACTATCGCCGCGCGCTTGGCGGGGTCTTCCACACTGGCGATCTTGTCGGCAATCTCCGCAATAACCGTATCGGTGTCGCGGATATTTCCCTTGGCGTCGAGAACACCGACCCCAAGGGCGCGAAACGCCTTGACCGCCGTCTCTTCGCCCGCCGCCGCATCGCCAAGCGTCTTGGTCAGCTTGCTCAGACCAGCCTCAAGCTGACCCTGCTCAACACCGGCCTGCGCTGCGGCAAACTCGTAGACCTGCAACATTTCAGTGGACGTGCCAAGTTGTTCCGCCAACTCGCCAATGCCACCAACCGCGTCGAGTGTGTTTTTTACGAAGCCGACAGACAGGGAGACGCCAGCCGCAGCCGCCACCGCACCCAAGGCCCGGAAAGCCGTGCCAATGGGCTTTAGCGCGTTCTCCATGCCGCGCATCGCGCGTGAGGTTTCGCCCTGCGCCTTGTTCAATTCGCGCGACAGTTCCTTAAAGTCCGCCGAAAACTGGACGATCAGTTGGTCAATGACCGCCATCGGGGAACCTCGTTTTTAGCTGCTCAAATTCCTCACGGGACAACGGCTCAATCGCGTCTTTGTGGCCGTTCTTTTCCAGCCAGCCATCGAAGGCCGCTGACAAGTCCCACGGGGTTGACCGCCAGAATTGATCGGGCACCCATTCCAGGATGCCCATGCCGATCTCTCGGTAACGCCGCCACGGAATAGCGTCTACTGCGCGGCGGCTTCCTCGTTTCCCTCTGCCTTGTCTCCCGCCAGCGCATTGGTGAGAAACGACGCAATGGGCTGGGCAAGAGTGAAAATGCCCGTTTGCACAATAAGCGCCGGGAACTTGTCCGGCACCTTGCCTTCACCCGCCCGGACAGCCTCGGTCACAACCGTCACAACGTCACGGATGCCGAAATCTTGCTGCCCAAACCGACGCCACAGGGGAATGATCCCCACGCCGGTCTTTTCCTCGATAGCCGCCAGCGCCTCAAACGAAGGCCGCATGGTGTAGACAGTGCCCGCGATGGTCACGGGCACGTCGCCGCGTTGTAGGTTCATGGCTTATGCAATCGAGAATGTGCCGGAGGATTGAAGCGAAACGCTGTAAGTCTGCTCGCCGTTGTGCTCGCCCGTCGCCTCGAAGGATTCAACCTGGAAGCCCGAGACGATGGTATCGCCATCATCAAACACCGTCGTATATGTGCCGATGGTGCGATCCTTCACCTGGTTGAAGAAATACTGCGTCTGGGTGCCGCCCTGAAGCACGCCCGCACCCGTGAGGGAAAGCGAAGCCACGCCAGCGGAACCAAGCAGTTCCCGCAGGTTGTTGGGCGAATCCTTGGTGGTTACGTCCACGGTTTCGCCGTTGACGGAAAAGCCGGAAGAACGAAGACCTGCAACCGTGGTCGCAGCCGTCCCCGTTCCGATCTTGAGCAGGAAGCTCCGACCAGTTTGTGCAGGCATGGTAGACTCCTAGTCCTGTGTCGCGACCCGATAGCGTTGAATCCCGTGGTAGGTCAGCCCATCGGGATCAGAGAAAATCTCGTTAAACTCGTTTTCCAGATTGACGAAGGTGAAGCCGGTCCCTGCTAGGGTTCCCCGGTGCAAAAGGCCGTACATGGCCGAATGAATCTGCTTCACTTCGCGACGGCCGCGCTGGCGGGACCATGTGTGCATGACTATGGTCTGCTCAAAGCCGCGCTCAGTCTTTGTGTCGTATGGCTCGCCCGTGCTTTCGCCAACCTCGACGTAGGGAAACGTCGCGGGGTCAGGCGAAACCGGCACATGATCGTAAAGCCGCGTCCCCACCAAATTTGTGAAGGACGTTCCGGCCAAAAGTTTTGAATAGATCGCCTGTTGAACCGGCCAGGATGAATCGCTCATGTCCGATCCCTCTTGGCTGCCTGTTTTTGCAGTGCGTTCTTCGCGGCCTTTGCAATCGCCGCGCGGCCACTTGTTTTCCGCGCCCTGAAGGCCGGAAAAAGGAACGGCTTTGGCTTGCTTCTTTGCGTGCCAAATTCAACGAAGGCGGCATAAAACGTGCTGACGCCCTTGGCTAACTGCCGCTTTGTCCGCCGAAACACACCAACCCGCGCCCGCAGGCCCTTGTTGGTGAAGCGGATGCGGATATCGTCCCGCAGCGCGCCCGTTTTCACCGGCACCGCAGATTTTGCTGCTTGCAGAACCGCCTCTGCCTGCTGCCGGATCACGTCCTTGACGGGCTGCTGTAAATCGTCCGGCAATGTGCGAAGAACGCGGGCCAGGTTCCGGCCGCCACGGATTGTGGCCTTAACCTTCACGTTGCCACGCCCCGTTCGCAGGTCAATTGCAGGAATCGGTCGCGCTCTTCCTCGCAGATAACCGCGCGAATGTTGAAATTGATGCTGTTCCAGACCAGCCTCATACCCGGAACCACGTCTGGTCGGTAACGGATCGTGATTCGCGTGTTGACGATGCCTTGCAGCTTGTCCGCCTCAATCTGCTCCCGCCCCGTTAACGGCTCAAGTTTTGCCCAGACCGTGGCAACGTCTGACCACGCAAGCGTCGATCCGCCGCCGCCGTCTGACGTGTTGTTTTCCTGCTGAAGCGTCACCCGCTCCCGCATTTTGCCCAGACCCGGAACGCGCATTAGCGGAACGTCGTGATGCGGAAGGGATAAAGCAGCACCTCGGCAAACTTCGGATGCACGTCCTCGCCGCGATGCTCATTCATCGCCGCCGCTGCCTCTTTGATGCCTATCTTGATGCCGTCAGGAACCGTGTTCTGCGCCGTGCCGTAGCCCACCGTGTAGCGCACCGTGACTGCGTTAAAATAGTCGTCATCCTCGTCAGGCCACAGGCCGCTCGGAACCGGGCGCAGGCGCGCGGGCTCCTTGTTGGTGTCAACCTGATAGCTGGTCCCGGCCCATGTTCCCGTCCCGCCGCCCAACGTGCGGTAGGTCACGGAATCAACCGATTGCACCGGCCCGTGGAGCAGTTCAATCCAGCCGTTGCTTGACTGCGGGAAACTCGACGCGGTGTATTCCCACGTCCCTTGCAGAAGGGTCCGGCCAAGAAACTGCTCGGCCCACTTCGTCGCCGCGACATTGATCCCGTCGAGCAATGCGTCTTCCGCCGTGCCGTCGATCTTCAGCCACGTCTTCACTTCATCCCGCGTGACAGGGGTGGTCCCAGCCGCCGACAATTGCTTGTAGGTCATGCCGTCCCCTTCCGCTCATAACCCCGGACGATCCGTGTTTCTTTCGGCTCGTCCGCAAGGTCGACAACCCCGGTAGCAATCAGCGGCAGCGCCCGCATTGGGGCCATATCCGCTTCGTCGCCAACCGATAGCCCGTCCTCGGCCAATGCCGGGTCAGGCCGCAAAACTTTGATTCGCATGTTCCAGGATCGCGAGAATGGCCTGAATGTAATCAGCCGGTGGAACAGCAGCCGCACAGGCCGCCGCGCCGGTTTCCTTGTCAATCGGGCACGTCCCGGCTTCCTTGTGGTGCAGCCGGTGGCACGGGTGACAAGGCACCTGTGGGATCAGCGCAACCGCGTTTTTCCAATCATCCGTCAGGTTAGACGGGGCCGAATGACTTAGCAGGCAAACCTTGGGCACGTCTTCCATGCTCACGGCGTTCAGGATGCCCGTCTCGGGGCCGATCACCAGCGCGGCTTTCTGCGCCAGCGCCATGACCTGCGACATGGTTTTGTCGCCCACGACCGAATCAACCCGCTCTTTCGTGCCGTGATATTCGATCACGGTGTGCAGAATGACAGCCTCTAGGTCGCGCGCATCCGGGCCGCCCGCGAGCACGATTCGAAAGGACGTGTGCGCCAGTAGCTGCGTCACTACCTTGTGCATGTGCGGGTGCCACTTGTAGTAAGCGGAGCCCCGCAAAACGACTATGACGAACGGGCCAAGGCGGTCTGCTGTATCCTTTGCCCATCCCGCGTCATCCGGGGAGGGATAGAACTTCACCCGGTATGGGCCGGGCACGCCTGCCAGCAAGTGATGGTCCGCGAGATACGAACCGCCAAACGACCGTCGCCGCTGATCGTCCGGCCACCAATATTCATTGTGCCATGCTTGCGGGAGGGTGCGCCCCTCGACTGCGTTGGTCAGGTTGATGACGTGATCGAAACGGCTGGAAATTGCTTTCCAGTAGGTGCTCATTTCGTCGTCAGCCACCTGCTTGTCGCCAAGCGCCACAACCTCGTCAATGTGCGGATCGAAGCGCATGATTTCCGCGCCGCGATCATGCGAATAAAAGCTGATCTTGTAGCCCTGTTCTTTGAGGCCCGGCAGCACGGACGACGCCATGATGGCATCCCCGAACGCGCCAGACCGGAACACCAGGCACCGTTTTGCCTCACCCTGCCCCCACGGCACGTAATGCCATGCGCCAAGGCCGCGATGAATGACGATGAAGGCGTGGCCCTCAATCAGTGCATCCTCTACGCAACGCCAGCCGGGAGCCTTCAGGGCTTCCAGTACATCCTCGCGCGTGACCCGCGCGCCCGTCGATTCGTGATGCCGAACGTCTGGTATCCAGCAGATCAGGGTTTGGCACTGGTCGCGCCAGCCCTGCAAAATCTCTTTCCACTGCGCCCCCGCATTGAGAACCGTCGCGTCTGCGAACACCGTTTGAACGGGCCGCATACTCTCCGGAAACTCGGGATGCGGCTCAGTGGGTGTTACCACTTGCTGGCGGCTCATATAGCGGAGCCCCAGCCACCAGCCTGTCGGCTTTGTCATGCAAAATGTCGGGGGTGAGTTGCCCCACCCCCGTCACAGGTTTGGTGTTACGAGAGCGGCGTGCGGGCCGGGTGGCCGCGCAGGATCACGAAGTTGGCGTGCATCGTGCCGCCCGCCTGCGTGAACACGCCGCGAACGTAGCGGTTGTCCCCGATGTAGCCGACGCGCTGGGTAGACGTGCCAGTCGTGATGGCAGCAAACGTGCCATCCAGGCTGGCCGCAACCACCGCTGCGTAGGTCGTGCCGTCCACCGAGTCTTCGAGCGACGGCGTGATGGTGCCGCCCGCCTTTGCGCCGACCGAAACATAGGCCGCCGCGCTTTCATAGCCGCGCAGGTCAACGGCAGAGCCGGTGCCCGAAGCAGTGCGGTCAGCCGGGAGGAACGTGTCCACCGCGTCAACCACGCTTTTAAGATCGAATTTTGCCATGGGATTGTCCCTTCAGAAGAGATGAAGCGAGTGGGGCGAGCCTAAGCCCGCCCCGTCCTGCGGTTACGAGCCGAACTTCAGGAACTTGATCGCCTCGAAGTGGATGACATCGCCGCCGACGCGCTTCGTGGCGTACAGGCCCACATAGGGCTTGTTCGTCAGGTTGTCGCGCGTCACGCGGATGCCGATGCGGTCCACCACCTGGTAGCCGCGACGGAAGTTGCCGAACGCCACGGCCAAAGCATCGGTCGTGGTAAACGGGTCCATATCTTCCATCTCGACAACCGGGTGGCCGAAGAGCGAGCCCGAATACGGGTTCACTTCAGCCGCGCCGTTGTTGGCCAGGTTCGGGAGCCAGATGAAGCCGCCAGCTGCATCCTTGAGTTGGCGGACGCCCGCAAGCGTCGTCTTGCTCATGGCCCACACCGCGCCCGGACGGTAGCCCGTGCGCAGCTTGAACATGGTTTGGATAAGCTTTTCCGCGCCCGTCGAAGACGTGCCGAACGAACCGTTGGTGCCCGTCGCGACGTGTTCCATGGTGCCCCAGCCGCGCGAAGCGTCGGCAGTTGCAGCCGTGGGATAGGTCGTGAAACCACGGGGACGCTTCGGCGTGTTGCCGGACACGAACGCGGTGGACTCCGTAAGCGCGAAGTCTTCGGCGATCTTGCCCGCCATCCAGGCTTCCACGTCCACAGCGGCGTCGTCGATCAGGTCCTGGGTGGCCTGCGGGAACGAATACATTTCCCGAACCGGGATTTCCCATTCGCCCAACTGCGCCGTGGTGGTGGCCGAACGCGACTCCACTTCACCAACCCACGAGGCGTTGGTGCGCTCGATATCGCGCAGGCCCTTCAGGCTCGCCGTGCTGATCGACTGCACAGAGGCAATCGCGCGAACCGGAGAACTGTCACGCAGGACGGTCGCGATCTGGCCGGACATATCCGGGTGTACCAGATAGCCGCCATCCGGGCCGACGCCGACCGACATGGCCTTGAGCGCGATGGACTCTTCCGAGGAAAGTCCTTCGTGGCCACGGCGAACGAACGTCTCGAACGCCTTGCGATAGGTGCGATAGGCGTCCACTTCGACCTTGGGAGCCTGCCTGCCCTTCTCGGCAAACGCGGCATCAAGGACGCCCTGGAACTCGCCAACCGCCTTCATTTCGCGGTCGTCGGCTTTCTGGCCGAAGCCGGGGCGGCCCAACTTGGCCTCCATGGCGTCGGTCGCTTCCTTTGCGGCCTTGGCTTCCTTCGTCGCAGCGTTCGCGGCCTCAATGGCAGCGGTCGCGGCTTCGGCGGACTTGTTGATCTTTTCGAGGGTCAGCGGATCAACCGATCCCCGCTTCAGTTCGTCGAACTTCTGATTGACGGCCACACGTTCGTCGGCCACCGCCTTGTCGATGTTTTCGACGAGACGCTTGATTTCTGCGAGATCACTCATGGGAGTGGTCCTTTCAGGTTGAGGTTTTGACACGCGCCGCTACGGCGGAAAGCCGTGCAGCCAGTTGCGCCAACTCGTCCTCGTCCCGAGGTTCCGGTGCGGCTTTGAAACCGCCGTCCGCGATTGCGCGGGCAGCGGCGTTTGAAAATCCCCCTTCATCCCGAAGGAAGGACTCAAATTCTCGAATGGTCTTAAACCGGCTGTTGCTCTTGACCGCTTCCACCCGCGCCTTGTCGTTAGCGGGGAATGTCACAAGAGACACTTCCAGCAGGTCGATTTTCTTCAGCGTGCGCCGAGGTTCTTCCGGCTTGCTCCGCATCGTCCATTCCTTGGGGATAAACCCGATAGACAAGCCGGTGATTGCCGGGCGCGGCGTCATCTTCAGCAGCGTGTAAGCCTCGCGGCCCCGCTCCGTGTCGGCCAGCTTGCCGGTGATCTTCAGGCCGTGGCCGTCTTCGGCCATTTCCGTCCAGATGCCGATGGGCGTCATGTCGTCGGCAGCGCCCATAAACCCGCCGTGCTGCAACAGCATTGCGGGCCACTGGTTGCTTTGCTTGGAAGCGGCGAGCGTGTCGGCAAACGCCCCCGGCTGGATTACGTCGCCGTAAGAATCAATGTTGCCAAACACCGCCCCGTAGCCGGTGAAGGACATGGCTTCGCCGTCCCCCGCAAACTTGATTTCGCGAAGGCCAAAGGCCGAATGTTGCATAGCGTTACTCCGCGCGTCTTATCCCGCGATCAGGAAAATGAACTCTTCGTCGTCATCGTCGCTAATGGCGTCAAAATAGTCAGATATAAAAAGCGCCGTGCTGCGTCCATGTGCCGAAAATATGCCTGCGGACACAACGTCGCGGCGACGGGGGAAAGGCCCCGCGCTTGAATACGAATACCTCGGTACAACGACAGGAACAGGAACGAACCCGGCCCCGCCCCACCACTGACCAGCGGTATCACCGGCCCATTGGCCGAACCACTGGCCCGCCATTACGTCACGTCGCGGTCAGTCACCGTGCGCGTACCGCTCGAATAGGTCGCCGTGATGCGATCCGTTGTGCCATCAAGGCCCTTGAACACAGGCGAGCCGCTTTCCAGCCCGCTTGCGTCACCCTGCACTGCCGCCGCGATCAGCTTCAAAATCTGCGCCGCCGTGTAACCGGATTCGATAACCTCGGTCCACGGGTTGCTGGCAGACCCTGCGTCGTTGAGTTTCTCACCCATCGAGCCAGCCGTGTCATTCTGCGTGGCAATCGCAGCCCATACAGCCGGGCCGACGTTCGCTGTCGTCAATCCCGTGCCCGTCACCACCAGCGCGGCAGCCAGCGCACCAACGCCGGTCAGCGTCCCGTCCGCCAGCCCGGAGCCTGTCAGGGCGGCAAGCAATTCACCCAGGCCGGTTAGCGTGCCGTCCGCATCGCCCGTGCCCGTCAGCGCGGCGGAGAGTTGCAGAAACGCCTGTATGTCGGCGTCTGAAATCTCGCCAGAGCCCGCAATCGCGGCCACAAGCTGGACGATCAGGCTGCCCGTTGCCGTCAATGCGCCGGAGCCGCTAATCGACGCAGCCGCCAGCTTGACGGCCCACAATTCCGCGTTCGTTACCTCGCCTGTCCCTGTCAGCGTGTCGTGCGCCACGATCCGGCCTGCCGTGCGGGGCGGGATCATGCAATGCGGGAAATAGAGCCCCGTCGAATAGGCACTCAGCTTTGTGAACCCTTCGATGTTCGATTGGTTCATTACCGCCGTGTCATGCACGAAATTCTGCCAGGCCAACCCGGTCAGCGAAAGCGGGATGGCGTTTGTCGAAAGCCCGTTACGAAGCAGCACGAATGGCCTCTGCAACGTCCTGCTGCCCAAGCCCTTCTGCCACCAAGGCGTCGTCCTCGCGCTGCCGCTGGGCAATCAGCATGGCCAGCGTGAATGCGTTGCCGCCCCAAAGCCCGATGTTGCTCACGATGTCGCGGACTTCCTTGGCGGTCATTATCCCCACCCGAAGTCGAGATAGCCCATGATCGGCGTGTTCGCGGTAGTCGCAGCGCCGGGGAAGAACAGCAGGCCCAAGCACGCACCGTCATAGATGCGCGGCAGGGACGGAAGCTGCATCACCATGGACCGCTCGCCAGCGACAGCCGCCGTGACAATCGGGATCGTCGCGAGCGGCTTGCACATGATGAGCGCGCCCGCCTGCGCCGAACCGTAGGCCGTCGAAAGACGGTACTGCGTGACGCGGCGCACGCCCACATCGCCCGCCTGCAAAGGCAGATACGGGGCGAAGTTGGACGCCGCAACGCCGGAATGGAATATCTTGCCGACCGGGGGAATGGACGTGCCGCCCACCGTGTAGTTTGTCACCGCACCCAGCACGCGGCCCGTGGTCGGGACGCTGCTTGTGTATTGGAAGTCGGTCGCGTTAATGACCGGCGTGAGCGTGTTCGTCACCGTCGCCGTCGCCACCGTGTACATGCGAAGGCCCGCGCCGTCCGCGTAGCGATTCGGTGTAACGGTCAGCGTGTTGGTGCCGGAGCCAGCGTCCGTGTAGGCAATAAAGGTGCCTGCAATAGCGTTTGCCTCGCTGGTCGCGACCTTCGACGTGGTGGCCGATTGGCGCACCAGATAGAAAACGTCCGTGTTATTCAATCCAGTCGGCAGCGCGCCCGTGGTCGAGAACGTCACGCTCGTATAGTGGGTCGCTGACCCGAAATCGTTTGTGTGGGTCAGCAGCAGGCCGCCCGAACTCGACGCGGTGAACGTGTTGGAATTGATGAGCGTCTGCAACGCCGTCGAGTTGTTCGCCAGCGCCGGGTAGTACATCACGATGTCGACCAGATGCACCACCGCAGGAACAGCCGTGGCAACCGACGCATAGAGGCCGATGTTCAACAGGTGCTTGGTGTCGGGCGAGACGTTGCCGCCGTGATAGATGCCGAAGGACGCACCCAGCGCCGTGCCGCCGTTCTTGTCGGTTGGCGTCTGGGCAACCAGCGTAGTCCCCGGATAGGTTGCCGCGACCGGCGATCCTGCGAACTGTTGCAGGTCGTACATATTGCCCGCGACGAAGTTGTTAGTGCCCGAACCCTTCGAGATGTCGGCCCGCCAGGATTTCCCGGCAGACAACTCGGCAACCATGTCGTCAACGCTCGCGTAGCCCATAATTCAGCCCCAAACGAAGGAAAATTCGCCGTGCAGCGTCGTCGGTGATGCCGTGACTGTGCCGCGTGCGATTGCGTGGATATAAGCGCCGTCCGCGACTTCCGCCATATTCAGGCGGTCGCGCATGTAATCAACCTCAATCGGCACCAGCAACTCCTGCCAACTGATCGTGCCCAAGGGCTTGACGATGCAGGCCGCGAAGATGCCGCCAACCGAAGTCGGGAAATTGATGTTGTCGATACTGTTGATGCCCGAACTGCCTTGCCGAAGGTTCAGATACGGGTTGGCCGTGTTGTAATTCAGGACGCCCAGCGCCGTTGCGTCTATCGGCGTCAGGAGCTGCCCCGCCGTCGCCGTGTTGCGCGTGTAGACCGGCGAAATGGTCCGCTGCACGCCCTCGGTGTCAGTGTATGTGATCGTCGCGTCTATCGCGTCCGCCGTGCCCGCGCCTTGCGACACCAGCATGATCTTGCAGCCCGTGCCGCCGTCATACCGCAGCGTGCCCAGCCCGTTCACCATGTCCTGCGAGCCGCCATCGCCGTCAACGAACGGATAAACCGCCACGATGTCGTGAACCAGCATGGTCACGGTCCCGACCGAAGTCGCCGGGGGAATTACCAACGCCTTGTGCAGATACTTCTTGAAACCCGCCGCATTGACAGAAGGCCCCGCGAAAATGCCCTCTGAAGCTGAAAGCTGGGTCGCCGCCACTGGCGTTGCCGCGTAATAATTCGCAACCGGGATGCCCGCCGCGTAAGAGAGATCAGTCCACACGCCCGCCGTCATCGCCGGGCCACCGCGCCGCAGGTAGCCGGACCACTGTCGGCCCGCCGTATAGGCGTCCGCGACACCGGCTACGTTCGTGATCGTCAAGCGTCCCGTCCCGTCAGATAGGCCTTGGCTTTCATCCAGGCAATCGCGGCCCTGGTGCCGATACTGGCCCCGCCCTTGCCGACGCAAACCGCGCTGCGCGGCGCGATGATGCCGTTGCCGCATTCCCATCCGCAGGGGCGCTTGATGACCGGCTCGCCACCGTCAACCGGCGTGACCTTCACACCGCGCAGGCATTCCTCGCAGTAGTAGAGCGGCGGGCCGATCCGCTCCCAAAGCAGTTTTTCAAGGGGTGAGCGGCTGTCGAGCATTACGATTCCGTCACCGTCAGCGCACCGCCCGCAAACTGTGGCGTGATGCCCGACGAAACCGCCAGAGGCGAGTTGAGGTTGCCGTAGTGCCAGACCGTGCCAGCCCCGGACAGAACGGTCCCGATGGCTACGTCGGTCAGGGTCGCGCCAGTCACGCCGCACTGCGGGAAGGTGATCGCCGCAGCGTTGGCCGTCGCACCGCCCGAAGCCGCATTCCAGCCGGTCGAGCGCGCCACCGCCTGCCGCGCATAGTCCGTGTATTCGGTTTCGTTGTTTTCCTGATCGTTCCCCGTGCCCGGCGATGCCGTGTAGAGGCCGACATAGGTATTGGTCAGCGGCGACGATGACGCATTGTCAGCGACGTTCGCCCATGCCGTCGCGCGGTACATGAGATTGATGATCGAATTGCAGGTCGCGGTGGACTTAGGCATGTCTGATCCTCTACGCGGGCTCCACGCGCATTGCTGCGCTAGGTCCGCCCCGAAGTCAAGCGGCGGGGCGCAAGGGGTGGTAGCGGGCTATTGGGCGGCGTCGCTTCCGCCATTCGGGTCAGGACGTCGCCGAGGATCTGGGCCGCCGTGCCGTTGCGCCAGCCATACTTGCGATCGAGCGTCCGGCAGGCGGTGTCGCGCAGGCAGACGGCCACCAGCACCTTGGTGCCGTAGGGGTGGGCCTGCGAGGCGCAAGTGTGCGCCCGGGATATGGTTTCAGCGAAGGCGGCCGTGCGCTCCTGCCATTCCGGCCCGCTGCCGGATTTGCCGACGATGGATTCCGACAGGCGGGCCTGGGCAATGGTCACCGAGCTCAACTGCTGGGCGGCCCGGTTGAGCGCATCGGCCGCCTGATACTGGCGCGGGGACAGCAGGCCACGGTCCGCCAGGCGCCGGATCAGCGGTTCGTCGTGGACGACGGTCGCCTCCTTTGCCTTGTGCGGGCCGTGCCGCCGCTTTTTGCGCCTTGCGCCCATCAATCGGGCTGGCGCTCGATGAGGTCCAGCATCTTCGCCATGGTCTGCAGCTCGCGGAACAGTGCCTGCGCCTTGCCCCGAGCGTAGCCTGACGCGCCATCGTCCTGCGCGGTCACCCAGCCTTGCAGCCAGATGGTGGTGCCCATAATCCTGTCGACCACCTGTGCCAGGTCGTCATGCTCGGCGCGGCTCATCACGAAGTAAAGCACGGCCGGCTCTGTCGTGAGAACGGGTCCGCCGTCCGCCCCGGTCGTTACGCCAAGCGGAATTGTTGGCTCCGGCAGGTCGTCGATCTTGTGATTGCGGCCATAGTCCGAGTTGGGCGCGTGCCACGGCTCGACGTCGCGGCGGTGCGGCGGCGGCGAGAACATCGTCGTGCCCGTGTAGGCTGGCTGGCGGGCCACCCATCCGTCGCTCAAAAGCTTCTGTTCGATGCGCTGCATCAGCACATACGGGATGTCTTGCAACACATAGAATTCGTCTATTCCGGCATATACCAGCTCGTCGGGCTGCACCTTGAACGGCAGCGCCACCGTGTAGTGGAGGCCGTCGTATATCGCGATGACGCGGCCGTCTTTATCCACTTTCTCTGTCGTCATAGGGGCTCTCCTGTTGTGCCGGTTTGCGGCCGGCGGTTGTTATCTTGCTCGTTGGCGCAAGAATGGTCGTTGACGGGCGTCACCTCGGCCAGCGGCCCGACCATCTCCACAAGGTCGAGGTGGGCCTGCGCCAGGGCGGCCATGCTGGACGCCACCTTCAG